ACTAAGCCCCTCAGATTTCCATCTGTCAGGTACCCCAAAGTGGCCTTCCTGACAGATGAAGCAGATCGAAAAAACACAACGCATTCGCGACCTTTTGACGGCCTCGGCCGGCGACGTCGATATCGATGCGCTGCGTGTCTATGAAGCGATCGCCTTCAACACTCTGCCTATCCGGAAGGAACACTTTCTCTACAAGGGCGCACGTGCTGACCGCAATCTCCTCCTGGAGATGGTAGCGGAGCTGAAGCGCGAATCTCGCCCGGTCCAAATTCAGCACGACAAGGAGCCGCTTCCGATCGGTCGCGTCTTCCATGGTGAGGTCGTCGACACAGGTGTCGAGTCCGAGCTTCGTGTCCTGTTCTTCCTCGATCCGACTGCCGATGCGCAGGCGACGAAGATCGAAGCCGGAACTGTCGATCAGGTCTCCGTCAGCATCGTACCAAAGCAGCTCCTGAACTCGAAATCCGGCTTCGACTACCTTGGCCCTGAGTCCAACTCCGAGAACCGTTGGTCGGGCATCGACAACGAAGGCAATCAGCTCGGCAAGAATGGCATCTACGCACAGATGCGTGGGCTTGCCAACTTCTGGGAGATGTCCCTCGTCGGTCAGGGCGGCGCTCAGAACGCCCGCATTATCGCCCGCGACAGATCACACTTCGCAGAGTCGTTCGAGCGCCTGGCCGCATCTGGCGCCGACCTCAATTCCCTTGTGCTCAATGCCACCGCAACTAAGGAACCTACCATGGATCTCTCTGCCCTCGTCGCAGATCTGACCTCGAAGACGGCAGACCTGACCACGGCCCAGCTTGGCCTCGCCGCTGCAAATGAAAAGGTTATAGGCCTCGAAGCGACCATCGTCGAACGCGATGCCTCGATCGCGGATCTGACCGCTCAGCTCGAAGCTGCCAATGCAGCTGATGTCGAAGGCCTGACTGCCGGCCGTGATGCAGCTGTCGCCGCTCTCTCGGATGTCGCCAAGAAGGTTCTGACGAAGGTCGGCAAGCTCGACGTCCAGATCCCTACGGATGTGGCTGCTCTGTCTGCACTCATCGACGAACACTCGGGCGTCCTGGTCATCAAGGCCGGCGGCTCGGCCAAGGACACCCCTGCGGATCTCAATTCGAGCTCGACTCCTCGCGCTTCGGCATTCCGCACGGCCCGCTAATCCACCACCACGGAGAAAACACCCATGGCAAACTTCCACACCAAAGTCAGTCTTCGTGGTTTCCACTTCGAAGAATGGATCCTGACCTGCACGCTCGCCGTCGGCATCACCGCTAACGACGTGGGCAAAGCCGTCTCCTATGGCGGCGCGGCAAACACCGTCAAGCTCGCCGCGGACGGCGACGTCATCCTCGGCAAGCTCGCTTCCGTCGAAGACCGCAAGGTCGAAGGCACGCTGGTCGGCTCCGTCGAGTTCAAGTTCTCTGACCTTCTCCCAGTCAAGGTCGGTGACGCGCTTGCCGCAGGCGACAGCGTCGTCGGCGGTGGCGGTGGCACGGTCAAGAAGGCCACCGCGGCTGACCACACGAAGAGCATCGTGTGGGACGTGGCGAACGGCTACGCGGTCGTCACCAAGTTCTAACACACCACGCACAAACGGAGTTTTTCACTTATGACCGAATCTCTCACCCGCATCCGTCGTCGTGGTGTCGAGTCTCTGGCAGGCCTGCGTAGCGAAACGCAGACTGCCAGCAAAACCGCAGCTGAGGAGCTGATCAACGAAGCCAAGGGCTTTGGCCTCAACCTGCGCAACTTCCTCACGCTCGCGATCGACCCCTCGCAGTCTGAGAATGCCGAGCGCTATCGCGACAGCCAGGGCTTCCTAACTGGTTACGAAGCTACCCTCGCGTACCTCAACCTGCCGGTTCGCGACGACTTCGCTCAGGGCATTGTCCTGGACGCCGCCTCTGATACCTTCCAGACCTACGCCGGCACCCGTGCCCTCTTCCCAGAGGTCATCGACGACATGGTCCGCTGGAAGTACCGTCAGGACCAGCTGGAGACCACGGCTCCGATGGTGTCGCAGTCCCGTACCATTTCCGGCACGGAAATGATCTCGACGGTCGTCGACGACAAGGACACGGATTACCAGACTGTTCGCGCCGTTGCTGAAATGGGTCGCGTGCCGGTTCGCACGATCCGCACCAGCCAGACGTCCGTAGCGATGTTCAAGCACGGCGGTGGTCTGCGCTACACCTACGAGTTCAGCCGTCGTGCCCGCCTCGACCTGATGACCCCGTACTTCGTCCGCATGAAGCGCGAGACGGAAATCTCCAAGGTCGCCGCAGCTACCCTGCTGCTGATCAATGGTGATGGCGTGAACGCCGCCGCTCCGGTCGTCACCCAGAGCTCGCTGAACAGCGCAGCTACCGCTGGCAAGATCAACCGCCGCGCCCTCGTCAAGTGGCTGTTGAACCGTGCCAAGGCAGGCATCCCGGTCGATACCGTAGTCGGCAACTTTGACGCCTACCTCGAGTGGCTCGAACTCTTCGCCCAGCCGGTTGTGGCTGCAGGCAAGACCGACCAGGAACTGGCAGCTGCACAGGGCGTCCAGCTCGGTGGCATCCCGCTCCTCCGCGGCGCCGCTAACTTCGCTCTGTCCTCGTCCGTCCCGGATGGCAAGCTCGTTGGTCTGTCGGCCGGCGACACGATGGAAGAACTGGTTGAGGCCGGCTCCGACATCGAAGAGTCCGAGCGTTCGATCCAGAACCAGACGGTCACTGTCGTGAAGACGGAAGTCGCTGGCTACAAGATCAACTTCGGTGACACCCGTTCGATCTTCGACTTCGCCAACTAACGGGTACTGAACCCTTATGGACCCGTCGTTCATCAAACTGGACGGCGGGTTTCTTTTTAGGAGAAACCAATGAAACTTCTCGCAGAAACCACTGGTGAATTCATGCTGGTCGACTCCTCGTCGGGAGAAAGTATCCCCTCGAGCCGACCCGCTGTTATCACCGTCTCCCAGTTCTACAATTCCCGCATCGCGCTCAACCAGGTCGTCAAAGTGTCGGACGTGCCGGATGAGGCTTCCGACGAAGAGTTCCAGAAGTTCTGGGAAGATTCCGACGGTGATCGTGATCTCGCTGTCGCCTCTTTCCTCTCCAGCTTCGATGCGGAAGCTCCTAAGCCGAAGGGCCGGGGCAAGTAACCATGGACGTATTCGCGGGCACGCCGACTGCACTGACAATCCCCTATATCATTGGGACGCAGCCGGTTGCCCCCGATGCGGGAACCGTCAGCTACACTCTTAAGGACCAGTTGGGCGCACCAATGGTGGGCCTAACCGATATCGCCTACATGGGCGCCGGATATGAGATGAGGATTCTCGTCCCATCCACCGCTCACCAGATTTCATCTGGGAGACGCTTCGAGCGCCGCACCGTGACCGTTAGTTTCAAGGTCGGCGGCGAAGAGATGCAGATCTCCCGCAACTACCGGATCGTGCCTGAACCGATCTTCACGGTCACACCGGCTGATGTCCGTGCCTTCATCGGTATCGAAGATCATGAGATGCCCGATGACGACATCGATCTCCTGTCGGCATTTCTGGTCGTCGAGAAGGAAATCACCTCAGACATTCTGGCGACAGCCTTGCAGTCGGGCACCACCGACGAGATCTCTGCGAACACCTTGATCCGCATGCGGGCCGTGCTCGACGTGCTGCCGTCTGCAAAGCAGCGGATGGCCCAGAGCGAAACCAATGGCGTTAAGCAGTTCAGCCGTGTCGACCTGAAAGAGCTCGATAAGCTTAAGATCGAAGCAGAGAAGCGCTACCAGGAGGCTATCGACGAACTGGTCGTGAAGACCGAGGTCAATGTCTCCATCTTCCTGGCCGCAACCCCGACCGACGCAATCACGGGGGCCTAATGGTTAGCCTGAAGACCGCCGGCCTCCGGTTTAACAGCAAGATGTATCGGTCGGACGATTTCCCTTTCGAGGGAACCATCGAACCTGATGCTGAGGGAAAAATCATCGGCTATGACTTCACCAGCCCCCGTCGGCTGCTGCGTGTTTCGGCCGACTGCCAGGTGAAAACCCTTGATATCATCCGCGACGTGATGAACCGCTGGTACCTGCTTGCTGACCACGATGGTTCATTCGCCTACAACGTGGTCGAATTCCGCACCCACATGCTCATTCCGCTCAACAAGAATGTATCGTGGCAACGGGAAGAGACAGTGATCGATCCGCTGACCCAGCGTGAGAAGTCGATCGGCAAGGTGGACCTCGGCAACATCTGGGTCCTCCTCGAACGGGTCAACCGAGAGCAGACCGACGGAACCATGAGAGTGAAGGAGGAGACCCTTACTTGCTTCACCGCTTCTCCTCTGAAGCTGAATGACATCATCGACAAGATGGTCGTCAAGCGCGTCAACATCGTCCGTGGCGTCTACCTGGCGGAGCTCCAGTAATGGCCAGCGTCAAGGTCACGTTCAAGGTTGGTAACCGCCGCGGTGTGATGGGCCAGGACGTCGATGCCCAAAACTCGTTCGTCGACGCGATGGGTGAGGAAACGACCAAGAAGGCTAGTGCCAATTTCGAGGTAGACGTCCCTCGGCTGCAGCGTGTCCTCAATACGCGTATCGAGGCATCGCTGAAGCAAGCGGTGACCTTCGCAGCTATGAATATGATGGGCGTGAAGTCCAACGTAAACACCACCGGCCGCGCTGACCCGACGAAGATCCTTTTCAACATGGGTGAGGACCGCGGTCTGGGAGGCGAAGGCGATCGACCGATCTTCAATCCGTCTTCGAGCCTACAGAAAGTATTCGGCTCACAGGGTTTCGAGCTCCAATGGCTGGCCCTAAGCCGGCGCACGATCATGAAGAAGTCAGGCAATGCCAATCGGCAGAACCGCGATCGGGCACGCAAATTCTTCGTCCATACAGGCGA